CCTGCCGGTGTCGTAGTATCCGAAACGATCCAGTACGGAACACCAAACACATCCAACTCGTTAGAGCTAGAGGCGGGTTTGTTCCAAAACTGGGCTTCCATGTGGTCAGCTTGAGCAACAAGCGAACCAGCACGGCGTAATTTCAGCACCGACAGGACAGTGTTCTGTCCCACCTGAATCAACGCCTCACGACGCTCCCAGGCCCACTCGGTAACAGTGTGCTTCCACGGCACTTTAATCTGTTGCAAGAGGTCTGGAATCGAAACGTCGTCAGTCTGGAATAAACCAACCTGACGGGCGTTATCACTGTTCTTGACAGCGATATTCCGCTGAATCTGGTCACCACCTTGGATTTCAATTTTATCCTTGGTCATGATCCGCTTAGCGGCTTCATGGTGCTGCAAGTCTGTCATCAACGACGTGAATTTATTTTTACCCAGATGATGCTGAGTACCTTTCATCAGGTCGATGATGTCTCCATCACTAAGGATGTTGACTGCCATAATAGCACTCCATTAACTATCTAACATTTCATCAAGCGACATTGCCGGGGCCATACCGATCCCTCGCTCTGCTGCCCAAGTTTCAATCCACTCTTGCGCCTCCTGGTCTTGCCCAGGTGGCTGCGAGACTGAACCTCGCTTGGACGGCCTTGCTACGAATCGACCCTGGGAGTCTCGAAGACGATTCGAGACATCATGCCGGACCCGCTGTTCCGCAAACTGAACTTGCTGGTCTGGAAAGGTGGCGGCCACAGACCGCCTAAAAACGTCATCATCTGTCATATTTGGGCTAACATGCTTGAGTTGCACATAAACATCCCACAACTGAGAGGCGTTTGCGTAAGCCTCCGTTGTCGGGTTTCTGCGCTCATCAACCGTTGAGCCCAATAACTGATGGAAATCATCCCCCAGCCTGGAAATACGGTCATCAAACTGGGACATTTCGTCAACGTGCATTTGCCCTTGTATATGCTGGAGCAATGCTTCGTGTTGTTCTTTTAACTGCTGGTATTGCTTCTGCTGGGCACGGAAATTTGCCGCTATAGTCGGGTCCATGTACTCGTCTAGATGCAATTCAGCTTCTTCGGGCTGGGCCTCTGGTTCCTGCATCGGCGCGGGCTCTGTCTGGCTTGCGTCCTGCGGGACGCCTTCGTTGAGCTTTGCCAAAACCTGTGCGTCCATTTGGTTTAAAGCAGTTTCCAGTTGGTGTTGAGTCCCAAACGCCGAAATATCTTCATCGGTAAAGTTGTAGTCTTTTGCTCGCCTGATCGTGTAGTCGTCAATTACTTGACCATTAGACTCGGGGTTAGGCCGAGGCTCAGACGGCGTTGGCTCTAATGGCTCGTTTTCCATTTCTGCCATTATTTCACGCATGTCTTCTTCAGCAACCATGCGCTCGTCAGGTGTTAATTCAGCGTCAAGCATGTCCTGCTCAAACTGTTCTGGTAGTTCTTTATTATCCACTTTCTTCCTTTCTTGTTATCGTGGCATCATATGTCGCCAAGCATGTCCCTGTGTCTTTCCATATCCTTGGTTGCTTGCATCCAGAAGCGGTGAGTAAATCCAATTTCCTTGATGTGCGGGTATCCCGTACTGTGGCCTTCCCGGTCTGGCGTCTACGTGAGGAGGAATTCCCTGCCGTAGCTGCCTCTGCATTTGGCTCATTCTGCCGCTTGGTTGATTTGGAGGGCGAGTTCGACCTTGGCTTCGATTCCTGTCTCGCTGTTCTTGCTGCCCTTGCCAATTGCTCCATCTGTTTACACCAGCCAGCTCAGGTTGATCGTCATCCTCGCCACTATTCCACCATACCCATAATGGATAATGCTCTTGAAATGCGCCCGTTGACATGTCAACAGCCGCGTCTGGATCTCTGTCTAGCATTCTGTCTATTTCAGATTTTGATGTAAGCCGATAACCGGCCATACGAATCCCATAATCACGCGCAATCATTTGCCTAAAAAAGGATTCAAAGCCCGGTTTTTGATATTGATCAGGGGGAAGCTCAAATGAGTACAACTTACCATTGCGATCTTTTACTACAGCCCACATACTTATGCCCCTCGGTTAGGCGTGTAAGGACCGCCCTGTTGTGCAATCATCTTTGCGGTACCGCTTTTTGCAGCAGCCCCTCGTTCCAGGCCGTAAAGGCTTCCCTGACCAGCACCAAACGGATCTTGTCGTTCTTGAAAATGGCCCGAAAGCTCTTTTTCTACGGCTTCAATAACTTGTTGAGGGGCCATCCCAAGTTCTTGCGCGGTTCTTTGAACCGCTTCCGCTTGCGAAGGATCTCTAACCGCAAACGCATCTCCACCGTTTCGTGCGAATACATCAGATACTTTCGTTTGCTCGCCTGTCATGGGGTCTTGCGTACCCCCCTGTGGCATTGGGCCGCCGGGCATTGGTCCTGGTGTAGGTCCACCGGCAGGTGAGTGATTGTAGTGCGACGGCATGTTATATTCCTTGTATTGAGGTGCTGGGTCTGTGCTTCGTATTACAGGTTGATTCCATTGGGCTGGCGGATCGTCAGGCCGCATTACCGGGCGTCTCCATTTACTTTCCATAGAACAATTAGGGCTTAAAGTTTCTTAGGTATTTCTCTTGCCACTTCCTGTGGCGTTCTTCTGCCAGCCATTAAGCCATTCTCCCTCGTCTTAAGTATTCGCTGTAGGCAGCGGTTCTGTTTTCCCGTCGTGCCCTCTCCTCTTCTTGCTCTTTTTTCATTCGCCGTCTTCGCAATTCTTTTCGGGCTTCGTCTTGTAAATGCTTGAGCTTGTTTTTGCTTTTACGAACAAATTCGTCCGTTGCTCGGTCCACTTTCCCTTGCTGCTTTCTAAGTCTGTTCTTGCCCTTCCAGTCCGCTAATGCTGCTTTGTATTTATCCTGTGCAGCTTTTTTTGCCGCCTTTCTTTCGTTTGGCGTCATTGCCCTTTCTTGCTCACGCGTCAAAGTGTAATAGGTCGAGTATTGGGGACGTGGGTTATTCATTATTTAGCCCTTTGCCTGTAGCATGCGTCTTTGTCGTGCATACCTGACGCTTTTAAAAGTTTATTCCGGTGTCCGTTGCTTCGGACTTTGACTGCACCGTCACGGCGGATTTCCGTGTCGCCAAGTCCATGCTTCTCGAAATGAGCCCGAAGCTCAGGGATCTGTGTTGGGTTTACCCCGAGATTATGCGACCAGAACTCTGCCGGTGCAGAGCCTATGACCTGTTGCTGCGGATGGTCATGCCACCGAAGCTCTCCATCGGGGTCTTTGTACAAGTAATGCTTTTTAACCATAAATATCCCAGCCGAGATCGTTCAAATGTCTGGTAAGGAACTCTTTTGGTAATTTATCCATTTCTGGGTCCATCACCAATAACAATTCCATAAAACCCTCTCCGTGTGGCCTTCCTTCAAGCTCCGCGCCTTCCTCTGCCAGCAGTGCGTAAAGGAACTGTTCGTTAGTTTTTTCCGTTATTGTGTATAGATTTTCAATTTTAAGTTTGGGCACTACTCGGCTGACTTTGCGCGGTGTTCATCATGTTTAAGATGTCTTGCTGACTAGGGCCACTGTCGGCTGTTCTGTTTGTTCTTTCGTAAGTTTTTGTTGTATTTGAAGCTGGCTTTTGGCCAAATATAGGCTCTCCTTGTCGCTCTGAACCATCCATGCTTGCGATAATGTCATGAACCTCAGGCACGTTGTAGTAGTCCGACAGAAGCCGTAACAGTTCGTCGGCGTTGACCATTTTGCCATTCATTTCAAGAATCTGTAAGAAATTGGGGTTATTCATCAATTCCATCACAAACCCGGCTCGCTCTTCTGGTTGCGAGTGTTTCATGGAATACGGTTGAATGTCAAAGTTCAATTTGTGCCATATCTCCCCTCGTACATCTGGCTTAATTGTGAACGGCATCTCTATTTTGTCTGTAATTTTTATTACGTCAGCAAACTCTTGCACCGGATCGTTCCACCAGTAATACAGCATGTTTTTAACTGCTGAACCAAGCGACATCAGTACGTCGTTTTTCATGTCGTCTAGCTGCGAACTAGCTTGGCCTAGTGCCATTTCGTCTTGCCCGATGGTTGCTGACTGTGGACCTAGACCGCCTAATGCGGTTAGGTTGCCGCCAACTTTATCCATCATCTGGTCTAGGTTCATGGTGTAGCCAAGAAGCTGCTGATCCACACCTGGGTTTTCAAACACCTTTACGGCGTTGGGGTCGTTCATCTGGACCATTTCTCCGTCACCCGCTTCACGCTGGCGGCGAGCGTCTTCGTCGTGACCAGACTGGTAGCCAAAAACCGTTTTTTGCCTGATTGCTTTTCGTGCGTTTTTATTTAAAAGCTGGTTTGCTAGCTCGTGCATATCTCGCCAATGCGAGACAGGAGGGACCGGCATACTTTGCCCAATAGGCCAGTCAAAGCCCAAGAAATGGTATGGACCGCAAAAATTTGGTCCTTGCCTTGGGCCTGCCCACTCTAAGACTGACAGCGGCTGGTCTACATACGATGACGGGTCTGCGGATTGGTTTTCTGCACCAAATGTAATTACTTGCTGCGAGTCTGGGATGTAAATTTCCCATATTTCAACTTCTTTAAACAGCGGCTCCGAGTTAGGTGCTTGACCACCGCTAATAGTCCCAAGTTTTGGGTCACCGCTTCCGGTTAATTTACTGCGGACTGACTCAGTAAGTGCCTTCCTGGCGTTTTTATCCCAGTCCGGCCTTTCCTTTGCCTCTTCTAGGTTTATCCGGTACTTGTGCCCCATAAACGAACACATTTCCCATGGACGCCCTCTTGCTTGAAGGTCTTGCACCCAATCGTCCATCAGTATGGTTTCTGCAAACGCTTCACCGACAGGCAATTGATACGGGCCTGACTGGTCATCCCACTCTACCACTCCGCTTTCCGTCCATCCGACTTTTAGCACCCCCATTCCGAACATGGCAGATTCAACCCACTCTCGGACCCGTGATCCCAGGTCTACAGCCTTAATGAGGTTGTTTGCTAGAAGTTCGGCTCTAGCCGCCATGACCTTTAGCTCTGGACTTCGGGTGTTTACTGTAACCCTTGGCATTCTTGCCGATAAAAGTCTTGAGTAAATCTGAACTGCTATTTTGATGTAATTAACCGGAACTCGGTCGGTTGTTCCGTCATTTGAATAGTGCTTTCCAACATACTGCCTGACAGCTTCGTACATATTCTTTCTGTACGGTTGCAGCTTTCGGTGATTTTCAGAAACCGCTGCCCTGAGTTTAGGTAGTTCTACCACGACGACTCCTGCTCCATGCGTTTATCATGTTTTCTTCGCCTTGCTGCAAAACTGTAATCCGGCGGACTAAGCTCACTTTCAGGCGTTTTCTTTAGTTTTACTGCCGGTCTATCGGTAACTCCACGCCAAGCTACGGCTGTAGCTATCACACGGTCACCGTGGTTGTCCCCGCCGTGGGCGGGGTCTTCAGAAAACATTGACTTTTGGTGGACGACTTTCTGGTTACTATAAACGTAATCTTTACACTCATTAATACAAAGCAAACTTCTTTCGGTGTAATGTCCGCTGGCTAGTGCTTTGGCGTGATTTGACAGCAGCATAAGCTTGGTCTGAGTGTTAGACCACCAGCCTGGGGTAAAGGTTTTCTTTTTCTTGATCGACGTTTCGTTGGTTCTCATAAAGTAGTGAGAGTAGCCAAACTCTATAATGTGTGAACCAAACGCCCCGCCAGGGCCGTTGTCTTCCCACACCAAGTACGCTTCTTCGTGTAATCCTTTAAAGAATCTTCCTAATGCACGTACGTAGCGGGCGTAGTCCAGCACACTGATGTCGTTACATGCAAACTCTGCTACTTTAAACCCCGTTGTTACGTCAATGACCGCAGCGGCGTGGTTTGTGGACTTAGGGCCGCCTTTGCCTGACGCTACGTCACATCCAATGACGTACCTACGATCCTGGGGTGGTCTTCCGTTTGCTAGCGGCGTCCACACCTTTAGCCGCCCGCTTGGAACGTCCATCCACTCTGGCTGCATTTCCTCTGGGGAAAAATCTAAATCCCCGACGTGAAAAGGCTCCATGCAGGTATCTTCGCCTTTTATCAGACTTTCTGGATCGTAGAACTGACTTCCCGATCCTGAGTAGTCGATATCCAATTCCTGAGCGATAAGTCTCTGTACGGGGCTTCTTCGGCACTCTCGGTCGTACCATGGAGATCGTATCTTTCCGTCTAAGATGTATTCATAGTCTTGCTCAACGTCCAGAATCTCTCGTTCTTGTATCGTGTTAATCCGATGAGAGCGGTAAAGCCCCACTGACTTGTGTGGATGCAGGAACCACGGGAGCGTTATAACCTCGATGTCTGGTGAATCGGCGTTAGCGACCTCGTAGAAGATTCCAGAAGCTCCCTGTGGCGTCGAAAGCATGATCCGACTGTCTGTAACGTGCTGGGTCGAAGCGTACGCAGCGTAGCCGTCGTCGGCCTTAAAAGCGGCCAATTCGTCCATCATAAACGCTAGCTTACGTCCACCACGGGCCACGTCGCCGGTAGCTGAATAACCCACGATGGTTGACTCGTTCTCTGATTGCTTGAGCTTTAGGCTAGACCTGTCATTTTTCTGAAGTTCCGGCTTGAGGAATGACGGGAGGTTTTTTAGATGGAAGTCCAGTTTCCACATGAGCGTGTCGGGGTCGTCGGACTTATCCACGGCGTCTTCGGTACGTGACACCAGCCCCATGGCGGAATACGGGTGAAAACACCACTGCCAAAAGAAAATGGTCAAAACCATCCATGAAGCACCCATATCTCGGGACTTCTCTAGCAAAACGTCCTTTTTGCCCAGGTGTTCCATGATCTGCATGATGCAGTCATCTTGAAACTCCCAGGTTATGAACGGGATCACGTCCCTGGAGCGGGGCTCGTACACCCAGCAGAAGGTATTTATGAAAAACAGTATATCTTCTTTACAGAACTGCTTGATTGCCTCGCCAACCTCTGGGTTGACGTAGCATTCTTCAAGAACCTTCTGTCGGTAAAGCAGATTGTCCTTCAACTCTTTGGGCACCACGGTGTAGAACTCCCCGTAGTTCCCTAAGCTCTTCTGGTTGGAGATGTTTTTCTGCCGCTCCTTCGAGCAGCCCCACTGCTTCTGTGTAATCAGCTTTTCGACTCTTTTGTTCATCCTGCTGAGCCGCCAATCTATCTAAAACCCGTAGTGTTAAATCAGCAAATTTATTTTTATTATTTTTACGCATGTCGTAGAAAAACCATGCGCCAGCAGACGGAGCCTCTTCCATAGTGGCCGTCTTTGGGGCCTGATAGGCCCAATCGAAGTCTTCTAGAATGTTGGTCGAGTTCGCCTTCTTCTGGAGCGACTCTAGCGACTCGTCCTCAGCTATAGGCTCTTCCACAGCTTGATGCTCTTCAGGGATCTCTATCCCCTCTATGGCACCATACTCTTTAGCCATCTCAGAATAAGCCTTCCAAAATGCTGCAATGCGGTCATCAGCCGCACGACTGCCAGCAGCATATTTCTCTTGGAGGGCGTCAAATTCCTCTCTTCTCGTCTTCGTCGTCCAGGCACGGTAGAGTAGGCTCTTATACTTTCCAACGGCCAATGAATACTTGCTTTTGTGGTTTTTCACCTGCGGCCTCCGTCTACGTGCCGCATAATAGCTTCCAGGGGCTCATAGAGCTTGGGCTTGCTAGGGGAGTTTACCCCGTCTATGCCCTGTTCCTGGCGGGCTTTCCGGATCTCGGCTTTCTTTTTCTCGATATGGGACTCTAGCTTCTCGTAATCCTTTTCTGTGGCTTTTCCTCGGTTCACTTTGTCAAAAATCCGTTTTACTTTTTGGGGCGTATCCTTCAGCCCGTACATACGCTTCTCCTTTAGGTGCTTGCAACAAAGATTTCAACGTCAACAGCCGCTCCACCAACTCTAACTTCAATGTCAGTAAGGTCAGTCATTGTGCCGCTGTAGTTTGGCGTTGTGTTGTCATCTTCACCCAGCCCGATGTCGTCTGGGGCACCCAAGACAAAACTCTGGCTCGCTTTAAGAGACACAATGGCGGTTGTAGCGGCATAAATAAGCCCAAGCTGCACGTCTACGCTGGCGTCAAGATTGGTAACCCGAATGTATTTTGCGTCATCCACTTTTAAGGCGTGGTCGCTTGTATGCGTAGCTGCCGCAAAAGTGGCGATAGTCGTCGTTTGACTGGCGGTGCAGGTTATTTGTCGTTTGTAAACCTGGGCAATGTCAGCGATTGAGAACGAGTTTGACGCGCCTTGGTCATACCCTTTGAGTGTAATCGACTCAGTAAGCGTCACGGTCAACGGCTGTGCCGATATTGTGGTTGCCATATTTAGCTCCTACATCGCAGACATTGAACTACAGGGGCGGACTTAGAGTGCCTGCGATAGTGGATACGCCAAGCTAAACCGCCGAATATAAACAATCCCAGTAACATCCAGGTGAGTGTACGCATGTATATCTCCTTTTTTTGAAACTCTACCACAGATGGGGGGGTTGTCAAACCCGCTTTCTCTTTCGTTGCTCCCGCTGGTAGCCAATGAACGTCCCACACCCGCACACCACCCTGTAGGCGTTCTCTCTCTCCACCCAGCGTTTTCTCCAGATATGGGAGTTCATCCAGCAACGTCTGTTCTCACAGCGACTCTTATCTATCTTAACACTCAATATCTGCATCCTCTGCTCTTGGGATACCCCCCACCCACAACAAACTCGTCGACGGGTCCAGGAATCGCTCCCCACTTCTGGGGGGCCCCACGGCCTTTCCCCTGGACCCACACATACTGTACAAACGTACACGCTCTCGCTCCACGCGTGGCAGCCCCACTACTGGGGGGGCAGGCCCTGGCCTCTGAATATCCCTCACCCCTCTGTAGCGTGGTGCGTATGTCTTAGTGTACATGCGTATAGGTGGGTGGTTTG